CGGAGAAGAAATTAAGCAAGAAAATAACATGTGCCGAAAATCTTACTTAGAAAAAAGCAAAGTATGTTTTGAGGAAAGAGCAATATAACACAGAGTTAAAGTGCCTCATGGCACAGTATATCTAAAAACAATTAGTTATAGGAGGTTTAACAATGCAAAAATGCGAAAAATGTAACGCGCCGCTGGATATTTGGATTGATTGCGGCGCATGCGGCGGCAGCGGTGGCGGTTTCGGTGGATCGTGCGAGCCTATGTGCAGGCGGTGCAACGGCACCGGCCAGGTGCTTAACCAATCAACAACATGCGAGAGGTGCGAAGATGTCGAAGCCGATTAACCTAAGCTATTTGGCTGAAAACTGGCAAGACGGCACGACCAAAGAAATAGCGCACCGCGTAAATGTTTACAGATTAAAAAACGGACATGCGCCGAGCTTAGACAGTACCGTGCACGAGTGTTGTACTCGATTAATGAAAAATCGAGGCGCGCCGATCAATAAATACACATTAAAAGTTGGCGACCCGCTATGCACGAACGGGCGACGCGCGCGCGACTCGTTGTGGCATGAAAAGCGACCAGGCGCTATGAAGCGTTGGCTAATGGGCTTTGCTGATATTGACAGCGCCAGCCCGCTAAATTATTTAAAACCAACAGCGCTTTCTAGCGCACTATGGAGTAAAAAACATGCTTATACTGAAACGGCGGCAAGGTGAACAAATTGTTATCGGCGAGGGTGACACGCAAGCTATTATTACTGTTATAGGAAACGAGTGCGGGCAAACACGAATCGGTATTGAGGCCAACAAAGACCGCGTGCCGGTTCACCGTAAAGAAATATACGACCGCATAAACGGACGACGACCAAATTTTAACCGCTAACGATTAGGCGTTGTTCTTATACCCGCTCCGGCGGGTTTTTTATTGCCGTTTTCTATCATGTATTTATTTTAGGCAATAAAGGTCATTTAGAGCGGTTGGTGCCCTGTATAAACTTCGTACACGCTCACAATATCACCGCATTATTATTTAGAGTCGAAGCCACTCGACCGCCCTGAATGGTCAAACCATTATGGCACCGTAACCGGTGTTTATTCCCGCTCTTAAGGTTGTAGCGTGTATATACTTGATTCGTCATTGCCTGGACGTACAGGTTGAGCTAATCGGAAGGCGTTATTTTTACGTGAAACCGTACCGCATAAAAGCACGATTGCTTTTACGTGTTGAATGCAGAGACAGTTAGGGTACAATGGGGCCACCGGTGAAGGTGTGAAACGTTGTGTGTTAACTGTTTGCGTCAAATCGTGCTACTAACACGTTCCGGCAATGTTTGAAGAATAAGCCCGTTTAGCTCATAAGGCAAGCGGGTTTTTTCTTTTGTGATGCAGGCCGGTCACAAGTCATTGTTGCTTATACAAAAAAATAAAAAAAACCGTTGCGGTTATTTTATAATTCGCGCATGGCCGTTACCTTAACTGAAATTCGCACGAAGATCACCGAAACCGAAACCGCTATCAGCCGAGTCAAAACGGCTGCTAGTTACGGCAAGGGCGACAAAAACGTACAGCGCGAAAGCCTTGAAGCGCTAAACGCCGAGCTTATGCGCCTACGACGTGACGAGCAACGACTAGCCACGCCTAGCAACGCAACAAACGCGAGTGTATTAACGGCAAGCTGGCAGGCGGTTTGATATGGGTTTAATCGATATTGTTTCCAAGGTTGCGCCAGGTTACGCCAATCGCTACGCATTGAACAAGCTGGCCTATGAGGTAAACAGCAAGGCCGCAAAGCGATCACAGCGCTTGTATGACGCAGCCACATCAACACAGTATCGCAAGACCATAAACGGCGCGGGACAATCCCCAGACAACCTTATTGCGCAGGCAGGCACTAAGCTCCGAGACATGGCGCGGCACTTAGAAGAAAACCACGACCTAACGAACGCCATATTCGACGATCTATTAAATAACACGATAGGCGCGGGCGTATCTAAAACGCCAATGGCGAAAACCAATACCGGTGAACTGGCGAAGGATTTAAACGATTTATTGTTAGAGCTATTCGACGAGTTTGCCCAAAGCCCAGACACCGCTAATGAATTTGGTTTTGAATCGCTTGAGCGTCAAATCGGGCGGCATTATTTTAGAGACGGCGAAATATTTATACGGCCTATGGTGGCCAATAGCCGGTTTAGCTATAAAACCGGCATACCTTTTGTGCTAGATTTGCTACCGGCAGAATATTGCCCAATGGAATACGACCAGCTAGCTAACGGCATAAACCTTGGTGTCAAGGTCAATCAGTGGGGCGCACCGCAAACGTATTACTTCCACAAAAACCACCCTAGCGACGTTTACCAGCCCGCGAGCGTAATAGCGACACAAGTTACCGGCGTAAGTGCGGCTAACGTGATGCATATAAAATTAACAAAACGCATTAAGCAACGACGGGGTGTTACTTTAATACACAGTGTTGTAAATGCCATGCAAGACGTGAAGGACGCGCTAGAAAGCGAGCGTATAGCGGCTAAAGTCGCGGCAGATTTTACGTTCGCAATCACCAAATCGAGCGAGGTATCAGGACCGACCACAATAAACGGTGATGGCAATCGCTCTTTTGGCATGACAGCTGGAATGGGTTTTGAGCTATTACCCGGTGAAGATGTCAAGACCATTGCCAGCGACCGCCCCAATAGCGGCCTTAATGATTTTATTAAGGGCTTAATGCGTAACGTCGCAGGCGGCACTGGCACCCGATACAGCGCGATTAGCAAAGACTACAACGGCACCTATTCAGCACAGCGGCAAGAATTGGTAGAGGGCACTATCGGGTATCGGTCGCACTTTGTACACCTAAAGCGAAAATTCTATGCGCCCATGTGGGAACAATTTGTTTTTGCGGCGGTGCAGTCGGGACGAGTGCCCGTTAACCTGTTACGCGGCGTAGATAGGTCAACACTGGCACGTTGCGAGTTCCGGCCACCGTCGCTCCCATGGATAGACCCACAAAAAGAAGCAAAAGCATGGCAAACACTGGTTGAAGCCAAGCTAGAAAGCCGTCAAGAGATTATGCGATCACGATCCCGCGACCCCTCAAAGGTAATCGAAGAAATGCAAGCCGAGGCCGATAACGATTTATTTGGCTCAATGATTGAATCCGGTGCCGAGGACGCACAAGCCACGCTAGACAACGACAACGCCGACACGGAGCAAAACGACAATGAAAGTAACGCCGCATAGTTTAATTATTGTACTGTTCGTAATGATCTTGGCGGGGTGCCAATTCTTTGAAGATAATCCGCGCACCGCGCTATTTTTAATAGATCAAGGTATTAGCCGTTTTATTGAAGCTGAATCCGATACCGTAAAGCGCGCCCAGCGTGCTAAAGATACGCGCACGGTTGTTGCGCCGGTCCTGGCATTGGCTAGCAAAGAAAGCGTAACGATCAGCCAGTTAGAGAGTTATCTATATGCGCAGTTTGATATAGACCGATTGCAACCAAGCGATCAACGGCTAGTTATTTTTTTAGTTGATGATGTAAAGGACAGTTTGCAGGAAGGTATAACCGGCGGGCTTATAGATGACAAAACACGGTTGCGCGTACAACAAGTGCTTGAAACTATTATGAATGCAGCTTTAATTTATTTGTAGTTATGCCCTTTAAAACTGATTTAGTTACTACGCCAAGTAAAACCAAATGGAATAAATCCGTATTGGTAGGTTCGCTTGTCTATCAATCGCCGTTACTAAAGAAAACGATTACAGTGCCGACGGGTTTTATTACCGACTTTGCAAGCATACCGCGCGCCCTGCAATTATTTATTCCAAAAATGGCCAGGCACCGAGCGGCAGCAGTTGTGCACGATTACCTATACAGCAAAAAAAGCCGATACAAAACGACACGCAAAGAAGCAGACCAAGTATTTTTAGAAGCTATGAAAGTAAGCGGCGTAAATTGGTGTACACGACACGCAATGTACAGAGCGGTTCGCGTGTTTGGTGGTTTTTTATATAAACGCCAAAAAAAATGATTTGGTTTTGTTGTGGCGTTGCGGCGGGCTATTGCGTGCCAAAAATTATAAATTTTGTGATTGGCTTTGTTATAGGCCGAGCATACTTGAATGATGAATGAGCAAATGCAACAAATTTTAAATCAGACTAATTGGCCGGTAACGTGGTTTACGACTTTTGTACTTGGAAGCGGGAGCGTTGGCATTGGCGTTTTTGGTGCCGACAAATTAAAAGATGCAGCTATACCAGTAGCTTACGCGCAAGAGCTAAAAGAGATTCGCGCCGATATTTCGTTAAAGCGTGAACAATTTAAAGCGCATGAACAAATGACAAATTATCGTTTGCAGCAGTTAGAGCGAGCTATTCCAGATATTACTAACGCGGTACAAACCGCTAAAGCAGTAGCAAATGAAACTAAAGCTCTACAGGGGCGGATGGAAACGCAGCTTTTCCACATGAAAGAAATTATGCAAGGGCAAAATCAGGCGCTAGCCGAGATAGTATCTAGTGCGACAAGCGGCAAGAAGTAAGGCGCGTTTATTCTTTACGGTGATTTGATGGTTAGCGTTACAAATACAGAAAGTTTTGAGTCGGACAGCGTAGGCGCAACACAAGCAACGATTAGCGGGTGGTCGCCTAATGCTTCAACAAGGTCCTTTTTAATTTTTCATTGCATGGACGGATCGCCGTCGCTGCCTATAGAGGGGGCGCAAGTTTGCACTATGGGCGGCACCGAGATACCCCTTTTAACGCAATGCACACAAAATTCGGGAAACGGCGAAGGGCGAAATGCGTCCGTCTTTTATTCTGAAAATTTAGCTTTATCTGGCGACGTTGTTATTTCAGACGGCACAAGCGTTGGACAATTTATGTCGATAATGGAGACGGACGGCTTTATGGCGTCTTACGGTTTGCGGTGGATGAATGAGGCAAACCCAGTAGGCACATTAACTCACCCAAGCAATAGTACCGATTGGTTAAGCGTATTTAATTTTTGTATAAACTTAGCAAGCACAGCAGTGACTACTAGCACTGTAACCGTACACGAAGCCACAACAGACGCCGTACAAACTGGCACTTTTTACGGCGCACTAGCTAGCCGCGCAAGTACAGGCGTGCTGGATGCTTGCGATTATTTTAATTGCTCAAGCAATCAACAACACGCCTATTTTGCAGCGTTGTTTTCAGACACAAAGCGCGGTTTTGACGGTAAAGAGGTTAGCAGCACTGGCGGGTTTGAAATATTAGACACTTTAAACAATGACGCCGCGTTTAATGCGATATTTAGCAGGCCATAAAATATGAACGATAGAATTAGAGACAAAACGCGCGAACGGTTTTTTAAAATTGAAAAGCGCAACGACGACGGCAAAGACATTTACAGCGCCAGCTTTTCAAGTGATATAGCGTTGAAGCGCGGCTGGTACACCGAGGTTTTAGAGCATACCCGCGAAGCTATCAACATGGAGCGCGCCGAAAATGGGCTAGTGCTTTTGCATAATCACGACATGGATAAATCAATTGGCCGCGCGTTTGATATTGGTTTGCGCGAAGATGGCAAGCTAGGCGGCAGTTTCAAATTTAGCAGCGACAGCGAAGCCCAGCGCATAAAAGCACAGGTAGACGAGGGCGTGCTAACGGACATCAGCATACGCTACGCAATAGACAGCGAACGACGCGAAGAAGATAGTGACGGCGCGGTAACCTATACCGCGACCCGTTGGACGCCGTTAGAGGTGAGCATTGTCAGCGTACCGGCTGATTCAACCGTTGGCATCGGCCGACATTATCAAGAAGCAAATGAGGGTTACACCATGAGTACAAACACGCCGAACGGCGAAAACAACGCGCCAGGTAATGACGGCGTGGTTAATTTTGAAGGCGCACGACGAGCGGGCGCAACCGAGGGCCAACTAGCCGAGCGACAACGCGCGGCAGACATTGGCGCACTATTCAGCGAGCCAAAATATCAAGAGCCTGTCTATCAAGGTTTGCGCAATGATGCAATATCGCAAGGCTGGAGCGTTGAGCAAACTATGCGAAAGCTGATTACAGTATTTGGCAACGAGAACGACGACGGCTATACACCGGCGGCGACACCGCAAACCACCGAGGGCGCACGACACCAAAGCGCGGTCCGTATTACCGAAGCGGCCGAAGATAAGCTGATTCGCGGAATGCAAGACGCTTGCGACGTGAAATTCAGTTACGGCGACAAAGAAGCATTGCGCAGCAAACAGCAAGATAACCAATTTGTCGGCATGTCTTTTGTAGATATGGCGCGCGAATCATTGCGTTTAATGGGCTTTGAAGATGTTTATAGGCATGACGCGCGCAGTATTGTTGGCTTTGCTTTGAATCCTATGGCTATCCCTTCGGGCGGCGTGCGTGGTTTAGTGGGCGCAGGTACCAGCGTTTTTACTAGCCTAGTCGAAAACATTGCAAACAAACAAATGCAAATCGGCGTCGAAGAAAGCGAAGAAACTTATAGACAGTGGGTGCGCATTGGTTCGGTTAACTCTTTTTTACAAGAATCGCGCGTAGACTTGTCTGGCTTTAGTGATTTGGACGAAGTGCCGGAAAACGGCGAGTACAAACACGGCAAAATGTCGGACGGCAAGGAATACATACAGGCCAAAAAGTACGGCAAGCTGTTTACTATTACGCGTGAAATGCTAGTCAATGACGACTTAAATGGAATGGCAAGAGTGCCGCGCGAAATGGGACGGGCAGCAGATCGTAAAGTCGGCGATTTGGTTTATAACATATTGATTAATAACCCGACAATGCAAGACGGCACAGCGCTATTTGCAGCAGGGCACAGCAATGTTATTACAAGCGGCGCAGCGCCTAACGTAACACAGTTAGACGCTATGAAGGTTTTGATGACGAAGCAAAAAGACCGTGGCAATAACAGCACATCAAGCAATATTCGTATGCGGCATTTAATTGTGCCAATTGCGCTAGAAACTACAGCGCAAATTCTGCAAAACGCGGCGAACGATCCCGACCAGGCAAGCAGCAACAAAGGCGGCGGCGGCACGCGTCCAAATCCGTTCGCTAACACGTTTACAACCATTGCAGATGCACGACTAGACGCAGACAGCGCCGTTAAATACTACGGCGCCGCAAGCGCTAGCCAAACCGATACTATCGAAGTCGCATTTTTAAACGGCAACGAAGCGCCAGCGCTAGAAAGCGAAAACGGTTTTACCGTTGACGGCGTATCGTACAAAGTGCGGCGCGAGGTTGGCGTAAAGGCTATCGGCCACCGTGGCCTAGTTAGAAACGAAGGCGCTTAAAGCGCACGCAATACGGGGCAAAGGATTGCCCGTTATTTTAATTTTATATAGAGGTTTAGCAGACATGACAAACGCATACGTACAGGCAGGCAAGCGCACCAACGTTACGCTTACAGGCAATGCAACGCAGGGCACGGTTTACGATGAAACCGCGCGCGCTGGTGTTTATTTAGAGTCAGGCGTTACTGGTGATTTAGTGCCAGTTTGTTTTGAGGGCCGTTTTACACTGGCCAAAGGAACGGACGCAATTACGGCAGGGCAAAAGGTTTACAGCGACGGCACGGACGTTAACACGTCGGCAAGCGGTAACGTAGCGCTTGGCTTTGCAGCAGCGGCAGCAGCTACCGGCGACTCAACAGTAGATGTAGACGTTCAAGCGTTCTAAATCGAGTGAGCTTAAACGACGATTTAGCGGCGGATATTGCTAGCGGCAATGTCTTTTATGATATTGACAGCGGGTTTGCGGAAAACGCAACAAAGGCAAGCGGCGAAGTCGTGCCGGTTGTATTCGATTTTGAATACCTAGGAAGCGATACCGGTGAGCTAACAATTGGCAGTCGCGCGCCGCGTTGCTGGATTCGCAGCACAGACCAGCCAGCAATTGGCAGCACACTTACTATTCGCAGCGTATTATTTTCAATTACGCACGCGGAGCCAAACGGGGACGGCGAAAGCTATTTGTATTTGCAAAAGGTTTTAAGCTAATGGCAACAGTTAGAGCGCAGATAGTATCTAGCGCTTACAGCACCTTAAACGCCGAGTATCCCGACAAGGTTTACATAGGGCGCAGGCTGCCGGTTGACTCACAAGAACCGTTTGGAATCAGCGTAGAATGGACGCAGGACGCAACGGATTATAGCGCTGCTATGATGGCGGCAATACCACAGCACCGGCTTACCTTAGTTATAACTGTAACCGCAGTTGTCGTAAGTTCTAGCGAGCCAATAGCTACAGTTTTAGACACCTACGGCGCAGAGATTGAAGAAAACCTATATACAAATCAAACGTTTGGCGGCCTTGCAGCAGGTTTAGAAATAAGCAGTATAGAATTAGAGCTAGACGAAGAAACACAAAGCACAGCCGGTTCGCTAAGGCTAGAATTTGTAGTTTTTTATTACGCGCAAGAAGGTGCGCCGCAAACGGCGATATAAATAGATATGGCCACGATCACAAGCACAAGCGAACGTATAACGATTAGTGGGACGTATAAGTCGTTCACAGGTGGCTTAGGTAACACTACTACAGTTATTCAGTATTCTTCTGGCGATGCGCCTGCAAGTGGTGACGCAGGGCGGTTCTTGCTATGGCAGAACGGCAGCAATACCGGAGAATGGGAAGTTCGTTTTATTGAGAGCGCTACGGCCAGCGCGATTACGGTCACTGATGGTGGCTTTAGCTCTGCACCGCCTAACAGCGCTGATTTTGTTATATCGACAAGCCTTAATGACATAAATTCTGCAACGGCTAACGCCGTTATGCGTTCGGAAGGCAGAAGCTACCAAATGCGGGACCGTGATTTTGAGCTAACGTCTGGTGCTTTTCTTGCTGATGTTGACGCAAGCTTAAGCACAAAATCAACGCAAACAGGTTCAGGTTTTATCAGCACTTACCCAGTTGCAGACGGTTGTGTTTTACAATTCGGGCGGTTAGTAGGTGGGGA